TAATATGAGGTATTCCCTTTACATCCAAATACTTTTCATACAATTCTCTATGAAAATGTGCTACCTCAATTCCATCAATACTATTCCAAATCTTAGATTCAACCTGAAACCCATTATATTTAAAATTCTCTTCAAGAAATCGTCCAGCAGTTCTTGGGATATGAATGAATAAAAATCTCTTCCCCGAAGAATGCTTATAAGTAGCCATTAACTCATCATTCTACTAAATCCTTTAATCTTCTCAAACTTAATACAATTCTCAAATTTATCATCCATTCCAGTCTTATGAGAAATCACAAAGATATTTGCATCCTTAATCACAAAGCGAATAATCTTTAAGAACTCTTCTGTTCCAAATCCATCCAAAGAACTATCAAACACCTCATCCATAATTAGAAGATTTGTATTAACAGAATTCTTAAACCTTGCTACCTCTCTCCAAGTAAACAAAAGTGATAGGTCTATTCTCATCTTCTCTCCCTCGCTGAAAGAAGCATAAGAAAAATCTTCGTGTATTGGGGACTGGACGGTTTCGTTAAACTCCTCATCAAGTGTGAAGTTTATATAGAAGTCCATCATCTGTAGATAACGGTTAACTTGCTGATTTATCAGCGGTAGATACTTCTTAATGATTTTGGATTTAACTCCACCGTCTTTAAGTAAACCATACGCAAAAACGTGATAGTTTATAGTGTCCTTCTTTGAAGCTAGTTCGTCGTATGTAGTTTTTAAGTTGTTTTTGAAATTTGCTAAGTGGTCATGCTCAGTATTTCTGTTTGCAAGTTGGTCGGTAATAGTTTGAACTTCCGATTCCAGATCTCTGATTTGTCGTTGACATCCAGCGATCTTAGTATTGTTTTTAGAAATGCCATGCGTTAGTGTAGTAATCTCCTTAGATAAAGCTTTAAAATGATGCTCTCTCTCTTCTTCGTTTTTAATTGCCTCCTCTAGTTCTTTATAACCAGATTGCAACTCTTTTGCTTTAGTTTGAGCATCGTCAATCTTATTTATTCTGAATCCCTCCTCAATTGGTTGAGTACATGTAGGACATGTTACATTATCAGTAAAGAACTTATGCTCTTTAGTAATCGTTGCTACCTTATTAGAAATCTTACCTTTTAATCCAGATAACTTACGAAGTTTATCTGTAGCACCATCACTCTGAGTTCGCATCTGTGTATATCCTACTACTTCACCTTCATAAAATTCATTATCCTTTATTAACTTTGCTACAGACTGATCAAGTTCATCAATCTTAGTGTGCTTATTCTTTATATTCTCCTTACCACGATTTTCTAATTCTTCAATAAAATTCTCTTGCATCTTTACTTTATCATTAAGAGATTCTTTCTTAAGTTCTAAAGTTTTAATTTCATCCTTAATCAAGCGAAGTTTATCTTTAATCAAATTACTCATTGAAGAAAAGATTTTAATATCTAAAAGGTCTTCAATAACTTCTCTACGATTAGTAGCAGTCAATTGCATAAAAGGCACAAATGTACTACTACCAAGAATTACAATCTGTGTAAAAGACTTATAGTTCATCTTTAATACATTCTGCTCTAACCACTTTTGCTGGTCTACTGCAGAAGCAAATTGATCCAATAGAGCATCATTTCTCCAAATCTCAAAGATATTTGGTTTTATTCCTCGCACTACTTTCCATTCTGTTCCACCCAAAGAAAATTCTACTTCAACTTTACAATCCTTCTCATTAGTAGAATTAATTAACTGAGGTTTGTTTATACGCCTAAAACTTTTTCCAAACAAACTAAAGGTAAGTGCATCTAAGACAGTTGATTTCCCAGCCCCATTAGATCCTACAACCAAAGTAGTTGAATGTTGATCTAAATCAAGTTCAATAAATTGATTGCCGGTACTTAAGAAATTTCGCCAGCGAATCTTTTCAAACAATATCATTTTCAGTAATTGGGGGGATTACAATATCATTGGGAGTTATGACAACATATTTGTAGTCATGATTCTCACAAGTCTTTATCATTATTTCATCTTCAACTTCAATCACATGCATCTCTGGACTTCCATTTTCTTCTAACATCATAGCAAATCTAATGGCATCATCCTCTTCCTCAAACAGATAAAGGATTTGATCACCCTCATCATCAGTTACTGAATATGCACCCTCAGTTTCTTTTCCATCAATAGTTAAAATATACATCTCAAATCATTTCACAAGCTTCTTGATATACTTCTTGCAGCATTTTCTGAATAGTTGATTTATCAAGATTTACATCTGCCTCCTCAATATATCTATTAAGGATAGACATCGTATCTTCTGATTCAAATTCATCAGAAGCATCTTTAGAATACCATCCGCTAAAATCAAAATTTTCAACAATCTTAAGATCATTAATTCCAGATGCATAAAGTTTATCAACAAACTTTTCAAATTGAATTTGATCTGTCTTTTCCTTTACTATAAGTTTTACAATCTTATCTTTATACTCTCTGGTATCAAATGTTTGATAAGGAGTATCATTATAGAAAATTTTATAAAAAATACGATAAGGATTATTGACTGGAGTACGTTCTAAAGTTTCAGTATCAAAAATATGAAATCCTCTTGTCTCTCCTACATCATTCCAAAACATCTCATAAGGATTTCCCAAGTAAAAAACTTTACCATTATCAGATCTTATATGAAAATGTCCCGAATAAACCTTCTCAAACTTATCAAATATTTTTACATCAGTTCCATGTTCCATTACATGTCCATGAGTAGCATTAAACCCATTAAGTTCAAGATGTCCCATTACAATTGAACTATCTGTCTTTTTAATATGATTACATATTTCTTCATGATTTTCTTGATTAATCCAAGGCACAAAAAGAACTTTTAAATTATCTAACTTAACATCACAAGAATTAGCATATATAACAACATTCTCATACTCACGAAGTAATAAATCTACGGCATTTACTTTATTACTATTTTTATAGTAAGCTGTATGATTTCCTACAATAGTATGAACCTTACAACCCATCTCCTTTAAAGGATCATAGTAATTATTCTTTGCCCATGAAAGAGCAGAGAAATCAATACCCTTACGACTATCAAAGGTATCTCCCATATCAACAATCGTAGTAATACCTTCCTTCTCTAATGTAGGAAAGAAAATATCATTATAGAACTTCAGAAAATAATCATGAAAAAGTTTTGAATTCTTTCTTGCTCCAAAGTGCTGATCGGTAATAATGGCAATCTTCATTCAGTTATTACGAACTTTACTATGCACTGCGTCTTTTATGCTATTATAATCTGAATAATTACTTCCGTCAAGTGTATTGTTATCATCAAACACTTCACTATATCCAGACCTTTCAATAATCTTATTCTTAATTTCTAACTGACGCTTCTCTCTTTGAATCCTACGAAGAAAAGCATAATGAATAATCTGAGTGAAGTATGCAAAAGGGTTCTGAGATTTCTCTGGGTTAAAGTTATGAATGTATTGAACGCAATTCTCAATACCATCCGAAATCATATCCTCCTTAAACATGTAATTAACAAAGTTTGGTTTAAAGGAAAGATGATTAGCAATCTTTAAAAAGCACTCACCAATATATCTTGGAATAACTGGTCTTGGTTTTCCTTGTATCTCAGCAATTTCTCTATCTTCTCTATATCTAATTAAAGCAGCAAGAAACTCTTTATTATTAACATAGTGCTCAGATCTTTTTCTCTTTGCCATAGTTCCCGGCTTCAACATAAGTATATCTCATCATATGTAGGTATTTTAACATCTAAACAAATACTTGACAAGTTTTAAAAATCAAGTAGACTAACTCTGTCGGGGTTAATAGGATTGGTTTAGCTACTCTTAAAGATCTTCTCCAAAACTTCTTTGGTATCATGAACATTCCCAAGATATCCCATTCTTCTATTAATTCCTGATGAAATATTTTTTGATTGATGAGAATCTCTTACGAAAGATTGATACATCATAATCATTTCTATATTAGAAGATTCAGACATTGTAAGAATATCAGATTTATTAATAACAAACATATCTTCAGTGGTGGTTTTTAGCCATGGTTCTATTTTATATCCAACTATACCAATTCTATTTTTAACTTCACAAACAGTAATTGGATGGGATAATAATAAAAAAGTTCTATCGTCTTCTTCTGATGCTGCTACCTTTGCAAATATCTCTTCACCTGTTTTTAATTTAACTGTTGCGTAAAAATCTTCTTCTATCATGTCCTTAAATTTATTGTAATGATCTCATAGTTAAAATTCTCTTCGTTGTAAATCTTAATTCTTTCAATAAAATGGTTTAATGTATAATTCTTTCTTGAATTATAGGTGCAGTCATCGGAGATATCATAAAGAGTTGCTTTAATTTTGTTATATCCTTTTCTAAGAACTCTTCCAACCGATTGTAAATTACGTATACGTGATTTACTTGGAGAGGCAAAAATAACGTTATGGAGATTTTTAATGTTGATACCAG